TATTAGCTGGTTCAGGTTATTTTGGTGGGAATGGAATGTCATCATCGACATTTACCTGGAATAACAGATATGTGCATTTTGTACCTTTCATACCAGCATCTGATACAGATGTTACAGATTTAGGTTATCATGTAGTATCTGGATCGTTTACAGGTAAACTTGGAATATATTCAAGTGATACTACTACAGGAGCTCCAAATGCAATCTTGAAAGAGACTCCTTTACAAAGTGCTACAACAGGATATGTTACAGCAGCAGTTTCAGCAGGTTTGACATTAACAGCAGGAACTCTGTATTATGCGGCAGTGGCACAAGGTACAACAGCAGCATCTACCGGATTAAGATCGTACGGTTCTGGTGGATATGGTGCAACTTATTCACCGACAACAGGAATTGCTGATTTCAATGTTATGCAATTAAGAAGCAGTTTAGAGGGATTAGATACAGGACTTCCTACTCCAATTACAACTGCTTCATTAACGACAGTTTATGGTCAATTACCTATGATATTTGTGGGGGCATAATATGAAAGTACCAACTAAAATGATGTATGTTGATGATGAAGGAAATAAAACAATTGAAAATCTTGAAATTGATTGGAATAAATTAAGGGCATTAAGAAATGAAGAGCTTGCTTCTTTAGATTGGAAATTTCTTTCAGACCAAAACCCTACCGAAGAAGAAATTGAATACAGACAATTTCTAAGAGATTTACCTCAGAATTACGAAGATGCATGGGAAGCGGGGGAAGCGTGGAATGCCCAAACCTAAACCAGATCAAGTAATTAGACACGAAATAGTTCTTGGACGATCAGAAAGAGAATTAATTTCTGATGGTTTACTGGCTTACCAGGTAAACAGAATATCAACTCCACTAGTAGCACTAATATCTGATGTCTCTGCTATGTCATTAATTCTTGGTGGACTAGCTACATATTACGGATTTAAGTTTGACCTGGGAACTAGAGCATACGAATCTGGTCTAGACATTTACAATGATTGGTTAATTCAATACAATGCCTGGAAAGCAACAGCAACAGAAATTAGAGACGATCCAATAAGTCAAATTATTAATCTAATAATTCCTAGTGTACCAAATCCATATTCAGGAATGTATAGACCAGACCCTATTATTCCTCAAGTTGAAAATCCAGATGTATATGCACCTACAGGATCTAATCCTGTATTCGGTTCACCAATATGAGCCATATACCCCCCTATTGAGGCATCTTCTTCCAAAACTTGAACCTATTATTCTGTAGTGCTTTCTTCTCAGCCTTGAGAGCGTCAATCTGTTTGTTTAGAGTTCCTATAATCTCCTGGTATTTCTTTCTCTCATACGGAGCAATGACAACGCCTTTGTTAGCTCTAACTAACTTCCCTGTATATTCTCCATTTTCATCACGCTCTTTAGCCCAGACAGGAGATGTGTAATACCATTCAATAGCGGCTGATACGTTTTGACTCATGTAACCCTTTTTTGATTTTTTACGAAGTAATTCAGAAGTGTGATCGTGCAAAGTAAACGAATGTAATATTTTACTCATGCTTCAACACTCCCCCCACATTCAGGACACTCATGATATAGAATTAATGACTCTTGTTCTTCCATAGATGCGAATAAATCATCCCATACTGCTGGATGTAATGTATAACCTTGACAACAAGCATTATCACAATTACATTCAAACTTTCTTTGACACATTTCTGAATAACAATACCAATACGTCATTATACAACCTCACTTAATTTGTGGCCTGCTCCTTCTGGGCAAGACATAGCTTGTATGATCCTTACATCTTCAAAAGTGTTAACTAAAAACTCTAGCTGACATTTACAACATCTAAGATTCATTTAATCCACCTTCCATAAATACGCAAACATCTAGCGCATTGTTTAGTCGTGTGTCTATAGCCAATTTCAATTTTAGTATTACAATTATTACGTTTACAAATCAACTAAAACCACTCCTCGCTTATTATGTCTTTACATCGTTCACAAATGCCCCATAAATGGCCTTTCTGATCTTGGTGGCATTTTCTTATTCTGCATAAACAACATTTGTTGTGTCTTGGTATCTCGTCTCCCATAATATCGAATCTGACCCGTATGGGCTATATAATACACTCGGCGATTAGCCGAAACGAAAAATCGCCAGATTTTTTGAGACAAATGCGATTGCATATCGCCTGCTAAGGTACTTAGCGACTCATGATTGCATTAAAAGGATTGGGATTGGGGTTTGGGGGGGTTTTAAGAGCCGATGGGGGATGGGACAGGCCATGATGGAGACACTCTATATTATAGGAACGATAATTGTGGGTTTTGGCGTAGTTTTCAAACTATTAATTGACCTGGGACATAAGATTGAAGACGGATTAATTGAATTAGACGAAAAATTAGCTATGGCAATTAAATCAGTTGTTGAAAAAATACCTGGCTTAGGTGAACATGAGCCAATTAACCCGATCCAAATGGCAATAGGTCAACTTATAGCTAACATGAGTCAACAAACACAACAACCACAGATGAAAGTTATTCAAAGAGATGAAAAAGGTCTATTTGTTAAAGAAGATTGATAAACCGTATAGTTAGGTATGAAACAACATGGCTCGCAGAAGAAAGTCAAGTCCACGCCGAAGAAGCAGAAGTGTTTCACTATTGAATGTAGCAGAAAGTTACGCTTATGCTAATATATTGACATCAGGTCTAATGGGAACCACTCCTGTTGGATTTATTACTGGTGCATCTGATTTAGGTTACAAAACGCCTAATGTTGGAGCTGGATCATTAATGGCATCGCCTGTAATGGTTGGCGGAGAAGCAATTTCTCTTGGAGATATTGTCTCAGCTCCTGATGCAGCGTTTGGTGTTGTTCAAAATAACTTCATGAACAATTATCAATCTATGGCTGTACAGTCATTAGGAATCGGTATTGGCTTTAGATTAGGTAAGAGATTACTTCGCAGACCAATTTCTAATGTAAATCGTAACATATTCAAACCTTTAGGAGCAGGTTTCAAACTTTGAGGTGATCTAAGATGACAACACAAAATGTAACAGGTGTCCTAAACTGCTCAAGCGGTTTCAAAATTCCATTAAACGCAACAATTACAGATGATGCAGAAGCTAGTCTTACCACAGATACTGCATTTACAGTAACAGCACAAAATATCGGAGACTTTGCTCCTGGTCAAACTGTAACAAGCGGTATTGTTACAGCAGGTGCAAACATATCATATGCATACATTTTAAGAAAAGGATTAATTCTTTCATTAGTTCCTTTCGCTGTTAAAGGTGTAGCATGTGGCACACCAAACCTAAGTCGCCCTGTAACTCTAGTGCCAGGAGATCAACTTCGTGTTTTTACAATGGTAGCGGCTGGCCGTAATGCGTCTCTTGCGGTAGTAACTAATCAAGGAGTTCCTAGAATCTTTATTGGTACAGCTGCAGGTGCGGCAACAACACAACTTGTTGATTTGCAGACAGGTAATACAATTGGGGAAACTCTAACAGGCCAAGTAATTACTATGGCTCAATTTACTTCTGTTGACCAGGCATTAATTACAAGCGTGGCAGGTGGCGCACAAGTAACAATGTCAAACGGTAATTTATCTGGAGCAGTTCCAGCAACAGACCCAATTGAAGCACAGCCTTACATGAAGCCATGCTCAATTCCTGTAGCTCTAAACTTTACAGCGCAATACATAACTTCTGCTTAAGGTGATTTAATGAAGATGACAAAAGCACAAGGTCGCAGAAGATTAGCAGAGATGCAATCAAAAGCGTTCAAGTTGTTAGGTGCAGGTTATATGTCAATGAAAGATTATGAAGCAGTTCGTAAAATAGTTGACATGCGATCTAAACAATTAAAGTAAGTGATATGATATGCCTTTGCCTAACGCGGAAAAGACTTCCAGAAGAATCTATCCGATTATGCAAGGCAAGACGCTTGAAGAAATTGCATCTGGTGAGAATCCTACCATTGATAATACTGCCAAGCCAATATCTGTTGAAGAATTAAATGAGGACGAACTAAGAAGATTAGTATTAATTAAATTAGCTCTTACAGCCTGTAAAGGTGATTGGGACGGATTTTTAACATAGGATGTATACATATGCCACTACCAGATGCAAATAATTACTCGATGAGGATATACGAACTCCTCAAGGAAACCGATTTAGAAAACTTATCGTATGCACAATTCCAAGGAGTAGCTGAAAAACTATTTATTGAACCAGAGAATGAAGATGAAATGAGAAGATTAGTCCTAGTACAGTTAGCCAGGATGGCGGTGCGTGGTGACTGGGACGGATTCTTGACTGGTTCAACGGGAACTATTGGTGGTTCAACTACTGAAGACTTAATTGCTTTCGGTGCAGCTAGTGCTGATACGATTACAAAAGATGCAGGTATTGCTGTAGTTACCAAGGGTGGTGGAGCAACTTCTGTAGTCAAAGTAGGTTCAATTAACATTGGCGCACAGTATGTTAGCGCTAACACTGCTAATGGATCAGTTACATTACGATCAGACGGAACAGGACAAATATTCCTTAACTCTGGTTCTGATTATGGCGGCACTTACACTGACACAACTGTTAATGTAATGAAGAACGGTCTAGCTAATGTAAACCAGATTAAATTTAGAGACACAGTAAACGAAAACAATGCAACATTAACAGAGACATCTGGAGAATTAAATGTAAAGTCAAATGTTGACGCAAAAGACATTACCCTGGAAACAAAAACTACAGGTCTTGTAAGAATTAAGAATCAGACTACTAATACTGATACTCAATTAAATGTTCAAGGTAATGGTACGGGTACTCCTAAAATTAATTTGTCTAATGACTCAAAAGCCGTTACAATTCAATGCGATGAAACTCAAAAATTGAAAATTATAGGCAGTTCTGACGATTTTATCTTTGATGTTTCAAGTGCAACTGGTGGCATTACATTTCCAGATGGCACAGTTCAGAACACAGCCGCTTCTGGTAGTGGTGGCGGTTCTGGATTAGGTGTTGTATTAGTTCCTGCAGGATTAGGTTCTTCTGTTTCAAGTTATAACAGTTATGTAATTTCAAATCAATTACCTTATGTTACATCATCATTTGATGGTGCTTCTCAAAACTTTTGGGTAAATAATCCTAGATATTGGGCTTTTATTGCACCAGCAGACGGTGATGTATCAGAAATTAAGTTTAGAGTAGGCACTGGTCAAAGTGGAGCTAACATGTTAGTTGGTATTTATTCAGACGCGGGTGGTTATCCTGGAGCGCAAATAGCAGCAGGTTCTGGCGATGTTTCATCATCTGGATATGTAACAATTACTACTATTACTGGATCAGTAACCGTTGAAGCAAACAAGCAGTATTGGTTTGGTCAAGTTTTAGACACTACAAGAACAACTTTTGTTGGTTGGGGTCACGCAAATGATACCTGTTCAAAAATGATACCAACAAGCGGAACTACTACCTCAGATATTGCTTTATCTGGTAACACTACAAACTCATTACCTTCAAGCGCACCAACAATAACAGGAGCAACAGGCGAAGCGCGAATGTATACTTTAATTAAAATTACATAGGTGACAAAATGCCTAAGCCAAAACCAGACCAAGTAATTAGACACGAAATTGTATTAGGTCGAGCAGAAAGAGAATTAATTTCTGATGGTTTACTCGCTTACCAGGTAAACAGAATTTCAACACCACTGGTAGCTCTAATATCTGATGTTTCTGCTATGTCGTTAATTCTTGGTGGACTAGCTACATATTACGGATTTAAGTTTGACCTGGGAACTAGAGCATACGAATCTGGTCTAGACATTTACAATGATTGGTTAATTCAATACAATGCCTGGAAAGCAACAGCAA